TGGCTCGTGGTGAACCCGGAACTCGACAAAGCCAAACACTACGGTCTATCCGTTCCTGAAGGGACGTGGATGGTTCGTGTGCATTGTGCCAACGAGGATATGTGGTCGAAGGTCAAAGAGGGCGAGTTGCGGGGATTCAGCATCGAGGGATACTTCGCTGACAAAATCCTCAAAGCTCAAAAGGAAAACCTTTTCGCCAGGTTGATGAAGACCCTGCGCCAACGTAAGTTCTACGCCGAGGCGACCCTTGCAGACGGCAAAGTGGTAGCCACAGAAGCGGAAAAGTTGGAGCCGGGAGTAGCGGTGTTTACGCTCGATGCCGAGGGTATGCCCGTTCCAATGTCGAACGGGAAGTACACCACGAAAGCCGGGGTTGAGCTTGAGGTGTTTGATGGCATCCTTACGGACTACGACGGTGAGGTGCAGGAGGTAATTGAAAGCGAGCCAGCGGAACCAAAACCTGCCTCCGAGAAAGTAGATTTGTGGAAAAAGTATTTCGAGAAACGATACAATCAGATGAAGAAAGTGAAGATGTCCCGCCGACAATTTGCTGCCCTTGCAGACAAGGCCATTATTTGGATTCGGCCGTTGGGCGTAGATGTCCCTGATCAGTTATTCTACCCGTTCAAGTATGGTTCGTACGACGAGTACGCACAAGCCGTTCAAGACCGCTGGGACGAGTTGTCGAATCAGTATGGCGAACTTGTGGAGGAAAGCGAGGTGGTCGATTACGAGTACATCCCGGCAGGTTCAGTTGATTCGGGTATGCTCGATGGCATGAGCGAGGATCAGTGGGAAGGGGCCAAAGTGGTGATGGAAATTGCCGATGAGGAAAAGTTGGATTACGCTGTGGTCGAGGAAGTGTTGATGGAGGCGGGTGAAAGTTGGGAAAACGCAAGGGATTGGTGGCAGGAACACGTAGTGTATCGCGGTCAGATGCGCGATTACATCGCGGAATTGATTGACCAAGGCAACATCAGCGACGAGCAGTACGATGCGTATTTCAATTACGCTTCATTCGGAAATGACCTGAAGCAAGGAGGCGACATCACTGAAATGTTGGCGGACATTGGCGACCCTGAAATTTCCGATGAAGTGAATCGCATGAGCAACGAGCAGGTTGCTATGTGGTATATGGATCAGGAGGGCATCGGCAATCCGAGCGAGTTGGGTGCTGAAGCACTCAAAAATTACTTCGATGAGGATATGTTTGCCCAGGATTTGCGTGATTCATACAGCACGTACGGCACGGGCGAAAACGCAATCGTAGTTATCCTATGAGTTTATGGGATCGCATCTACCGCACGTGGACAAACAGCCCACTTGAGGAACTACAAATGATGTTGGATGAGTTTGCCATCGATTACTACTTCGATGACTACATCCAAAATCAGTTGCCCAGCATCCAAGATGCCATCAATCGGCAGGATTGGTTTGCGGTAGAATCCCAAATCCAAGGTCTATTCGGGTTCATCCGGGAGTATGACATTGACTTATTTTTGCGCGTATTAGAGGAAGTGAAATACTACAACGGCTACTGAAATGAAATACACAATTATTGAGGAGGTAATCAACGAATACCTCGATGGGATGATAAGGGAAGGTTTTTATCTTGATGATATGCCCAATTTGCAAGAAATGATTGATTCCTTATTGGGTGCCGCACGAGATCCCGGAATGACGTATGATGAATGGGTACATGAAATCCGCTACTGGCGATTGACAGCATTTCAAGATGCACGAGGATCGGAAAAAGGTATTATCGACAATATGCTATCTGAAATTCTAACAACGGTAGATGTTGTGGAACGCAGAGGATACTAAAATAATAAGCAATGGCACGCACACTTTTTAAGCGGCACCGCCGCAACTTCGAGGAAACTGCTCCTGAAGCAACCGCTGAAACCAGCGAGACCACAGAGGAATCTGCCCCGGATTCCCAGTCACAATTTGTTCAACTTTTGGTGGATATGGGGCTATCCGCCGATCAAGCAGAAGCCGTATTTCAAATGGCACAAGATTTAGTAAACGCAGGGGGCGCGTCAGAACCCCAAAAAACTGAAGCATCGCGGATGCGCCGCGCACAACGTATGAGCCGGAAAGGTGGATTCTACGCTTCCCGTGAGCGTTCATTCCGTCGGGAAGGTCTCGCATCGCGTGAGCGGAATTTCAGCCGTGAGGAATTGATGGCACGCCGCGAACGTCGGGCAGCACGCCCCACCCGTGAGCGTGGCTTCAGCTCGCAAGGTCGTACCGATATGTCCGCCCAGGTGATCCGTCGCCAGCGGGCTACGATTGTCGAATTGCGTAAGCAACTCGCACAGATGGGCGCAGCACCCGCCGCCCAAAAACTTTCACGTGCCCCACAAGGCCGGAATGCACAAGTTGCAATTCCGCAGGAGGGAGACGCAAAGAGCCGGGTTTTTGCAGCACTTAAAAATTGGTTGTAAGATGAGTTTTGGAATGAACACCCGTCGTCGGAATTTCGACATCACCGTAGGCGCAAACACCTACGCAGGGGAACTGAAGTACCCTATCCTGGCAGCGGCAACGAAATCAAATGATACCGTCGCTAAAGGATTCGTGACCGTTTTGGAAGGCATCCACTACAAGGCCGTACTTCCATCGTTGACCGTGGCTGACACTCTGCAAGCAGCAGGGTGTGCGTTTGATGACAACGCATCGTTGACCATCGGTGAAAAGGTTTTGACGCTGAAAGACCTCATGGTAAATGAGGAAATTTGCCGTAAGACCGTGTACCCAACTTGGCATGGTACGGCAACTGCTCGGGCTACCACGAATGTGATGACCCCGGAGTTTGTCAACTTTACGTTGGCCGAGGTCGCAGCGAAGACCGCTGAAAGCATCGAGAATCAATTGTGGCAAGGTTCAAGCGTCTTTGGCGTAGGATTCCTTTCAAACGATGGCACTTTCGACGAAACAGGATTTGATGCATCCGGGTTGGCAGGAGCCACGGAGGTGGACATTGCGACTATCACCAATGCAAACGCCATCGCGCAGTTCAACTTGGTGTACACGAAGGCCGCAACCGATAAGCCGGGTATTTTGTCCAAGCCAGGTTTGGCGTTCTACGTCAACAAGAAGACCTACGCTCTGTACTGCCAGCAACTTGCAGGTTTGGGCGCAGGGGTGACTTCCAACAATCTTGGTATCAACAACCTCGCAACCGCGCAGAACTTCGACGGCATTGGCTTTATGGGTGTTCCCATCAACGTCTGCCCCGGTATGTTCGACGATGCGATTGTGTTGACCTACAAGGAAAACCTCGTGTATGGCTCGAACGTGGGTACCGACCAAACCGACATCCAATGGATTCCGACCTATCAGTACGATGGTTCGGACAACATCCGTATCGTGATGCGGTTTGCGTTGGGCGTACAATCGCGTATCCCGGCCGATGCCATTGTTGGTGCAACTTGGGTAACTGCGTAATTGAACGATGCCTTGCTTAATCACAGCGGGCCGCAACATTGATTGTAAGAATCAGTTAGGCGGCATCCGTAAGGTGTACATTCAAAACTATGTGGACGTTCCTGCTCAAACGGGATTCACGGCCACGGGCAACACGATTAGCATAGTGACCACGGGAGCGGATGTGTCCGTTTACGAGTATCGACTGCGGCCGGAGTTGTCAAATTTTGACATTAGCATCTCTACGGACATCAACAACGGCACGTACTACTACAGCCAAAAGTTGACTATTGTATTGCAGGCGCCTGACGCAACGGACATCGCAGAGGTTCAAAACCTCACTTACGGCCGCCCCAACATTTGGGTACTCGATAACGACGACCAACTCTATCTGTTGGGCGCACGTAACGGGATGGATGTAACGAGCGGTTCCTTTGCTTCAGGAACTGCGATGAACGATATGAAAGGTATCACGCTGGAGTTCACGGGCCGCGAGCGGCAGATGTGCTACTTTGGTGCTGCCGGAACAGCAGCCAACCCATTTAGTGCCGTTGACGGCATTACGGTGGTTGCGCCTGT